TTTTCTTTGTTTAAGAGCTAGGATTTCATGTTTTCTGTTTGTGTTATCACAGTATATGATTATATCCACAGGATTTCTGCTTTCCAACAGCAACAGAGGAGCCCCATCGCTATCCCATAATGAGCAGGCTATTCTAGAAAATTCAAATGTCTGCTGTATATGATAAGCGTGTTTTACATTTTTATCTATTAGTATCATAATACTTGTTTGCCTTAATCAAGTCCTTAGACGTATCTATATCAATTACCTTGCATTGCTCATTCACAATACACTTTATTTTGTGTCCCTTAGATATAACTTTGTTCATTATCTCAAAAGAGAACAGTTTGCTATGCTTTCTATTGAAGCACTGTTTTTTAAACTCTTCAAGCACCGAATCCTGCAAGTAAGTTATCTGGTTCCATTTAAGAGGGAGGTCATACATCATGTTAGTTAGATTGCCCTCTCCATCTACGATGCATCCGACTTCCGATTCTTTATCTAAATCTTCAGAGGCTGATATGCAAGATGAATTAAAATCTAAATTAGATATAGCGAGCTTGTCAAAAGCTAGGTCTCCATTTATTATAAGTACTCTTCTTGAGTTTATCGACCTTAGAGCTATTGATAGGCTCCTAGCTATGTTTGTTTTATCATAATTCTCGTTCTCTAGCCTAATGACATAATCTGGGCATGAATCCATCACTTTGTCACATTCAAATCCACACACTATTGTAAACTTTGGATTGGCTATGACAGTTTTTACTATTCTTATTTGTCTCTTAAGAACAGTCTCTCTGTTTATCTGTAACAGGGGTTTTGGACCATATGACTTCATACGCCTACCCACACCTGCGGCAGGTATTACTACCATGATGGAATCTTCAGCATTTGTCTTTATATCATGCTTAGCCATTGGTTTTCAGCTTCTCTACAAGGCCTGTGATATTTTCTGTTCTTAAATTGTCAGTTGCGAATACTTCAGCTAAATTTTCCATAGTAGCCCCGGATTCTTTGAATATCACAACCCCTGCTATTTCTCCATCTTCATCCTCAAGATTACATGCTGCCAAATCATTCTCTTTGAGATATAGATCTACTAACTGACAAATAGATGTTGGGCTATTCCATATATGGCTTCTTTCCATACACACAAAGATTGAGCATGAAGGCTCATCATTATACTTTTCATGGAAGAACGTATCCCTTTCGCCAACGCAGATCCAAGTTCTTAAGTTCTGATAGCTCTGGTTAGGACTGTATAAGCTTTTGCTTGCTACGACTACTCTAGGCTCAGGATTTACATTAGGCACGAACAAATATCCTTTATAGAGTATACGTGCTTTTCCCAACCTTCTTCGAATTCCTTGATCTTGTCTTCAAGCTTAATAGAAAATGAGTTACCCGCATGCTTTTTATGCATAAGGTAGTTCACCAACATAAAGTCATCTGAGTCATTGATCCCTTCACAAAGCAAAGGCTTTTTACCATGATCGAATATAGACTGATGTATTTCTTTTGTAAAAGATTCTGGAAAAATTTGACCGGAGTTTACATATATATAAAAATGGAATTTTGAGATATGTTTGAAAGTGTCAAACGCAAAGTCTATAGCGGATCGAAAACTTGTATCAGAATCTAATATCGTTTTTATTTGCCATTTTCCTTTGATTCCTACAATACCACTAGAACTTATAGCATTCTCGATATTCCTATTTAGGGCATAAACATTTTCTACGACCCAGTTATTTATTGTTATATAGCTTGGACTGTTAAATTGTACAGCAAGGCTACTCAAAGTTTTTGTTAATCCTTCTATAGTAGAATCCTTATCAAAATTTATAATAAGCGCATAAGGGCTTTTTATCTGCGACTCTACAATATTCAAGACTTCAGAGCTAGAAAATTGTTTTGCCCATTCTTTTTCTCGATGATAAACACATATTCTATCATTAATAACAAAAAATTCTTTGTCATCGTCATCGTATGCTTCAAGAATCTCTGCACCAGTGTCCTGATATACTTTTAATCTGCCCGCTGAACATCCCATAGGCTTCCCATCCACATATTCAGCAAAGGCGCAGTCTCGACAGATAGTATGTACTTGGTTTATTTTCATTTTCTTCTAGCCTCTATAGTATAGTAGTGGTTCGTGATTCCTGCAAACTTAACTTCAAAACCACTTTGTTGTAATTCGTTTACAATTTCATGTACGCTATTGCACCTAACTCTGCCCCCTGTCACAATCATTGAGAAGTCATTTGTTCCCAGTTTTCCCTTATTCAACATTTCCGTAGCTCTATATATCTCGGTTCCCTGCAATAAAAGTTTACCTCCTGCGGTAACTTTAGACAGCAGGATCTGTAGGCAGTTTTCTTCAGGATGCACCTCAAGAAAGTCATACGCTTCAACAGAATCGTAGAAAAAGTCGGTGGCCTCTGATATCTCGTGTCCTAAAACTACATCGTTCTTTCCTGCCTGACCCGGAATTACATTTTGCTCTTTTCCAGAAAATATAAAAAGTTTCATCTAAGTATCCTTTCCCATTCTTTAATAAAGTCATTCTCACTTAACAGACCTTCAGAAGACTTCTGCAGTATAGAAAACTTGTCTATCTTTGATTCTAGTGCCCTGTTTATAGCTCCTTCAAGTTCTTCAAACCCATTGTACAGGAAACATGAGTCTCCAGCGAAAGACTCCATATCTAAGGAATATGGGGCAACTATTTTACATCCATATTCTAAAGCCATCTCTGAATACGTTGATACTCCAACTGTAGTATCTAAGAAGATCTCTGATTTTGTTAGGTTGTCAGTAGAAAAACTAGTATGCTTGTATGGTTTTAATATATTGACGTATGTGTTAATTAGATGCTGTGCTGTATTTCCGAAGAAACATATTGACTCTGGATCTTTTTCGATCAAGTCTCTTACGTTGATCATCTTGGGTATGATGTTTTGAGAGTTATTTGTTGAAGCATAACTTCTTATGTAAACAACTTGGTCTGATTGTATATCTTGGGAATTAGGCGGCTTCATTCCAAAAGGGTGCACCATTCCAGTCTGTTCCGATGAATCTCTAATATGTATCAAGGGACAGTTGACGATATGCTTAAGCCTATTGGAGACTTCAACATTTTGTGCCTGACCAAAACACAGTAGATAATCAAAAAAATATTTCCCATGAGGAAGCCCAGTGTTTCTTATGATTCTAATATTCTCAGGGGTTTTAGAAATGTCCTCTTGCCATTTTCCATGTACAGAAATCTCTAAGTTTGGAAGTTTTGATAGGGATATTAAGTATTCGTCATGATGAGAGCTCACGGCAAGTACTTCTATCTTCCTATCTTTGTTACCTAATCTGTTTATATTACCGAACATATAAATTCCCCTAAGCTTCTTGAACTATCGTAGCTAAATATGTTCTTTGATGATGAACTTGAGGAAGCAAGTTGTTTGTTTAAGAAGCCTTCCCTGTCCTTAAAAATAGACGTTAAGATTTTTTTCAGAGCCGGACTGTTAACAGTAAAGCCCGGAATGTTTTTGTCTAAATAGTCTTCATCAGCTCTTGTAACATAGGTACATTCTTTAAGCAGCCATTGTTGCAACCCATTGCCTATACAAATAACTATTGGATTTCCAAACTTAGTAGCAATCATAGTCTGTTCATTTAACAGGTGTGTAGATGACAAATCCAAGTAACAATGTCCTTTTTGATGGGCGATATGATAATCCGGGAAAATAATTACCTCTGGATATCTGTCAGCCCCATTATACATATCTAGTTCTGTTTTAATGGATTGAACCAAGTTGTACACTTCATTTGGGTCATGGTGATATATGCCAAATGCCACATTGTCATTGATTCCAAAAGCATTAAAAAATGCGTAGAGAGCGCTCTTAATATTATCCATGGACGTACAGTAAAATATAAATTTAGATATGACATTTTTATTGTACTCCATAGGTGCTTCAAAGTGTAGTGTTGGCTTTATTATTGCTACTTTTTCCATTCGTAAAGCACTTATCTTGTCATTTGCTAGTGCTCTCTGCTGTTCAGTTCTAACAACGGCATAGTCTAAAAATTTCAAATTGTCCGAGCATGAGTCCTTACATACATTTTCTACAATTCCTATATTAAGAGCATCAGGTATTATGCAAAAGTCATTTTGGTGATAATCTTGGATCACAAAGTCAGGATCGAACTTGATACTTTTTGAGTAATCATACCGATCAAGAGACTGAACTAATATATTTAGCCTGTCATCAAGTTTCAGCGACTTTATCATATTGTCCGAAAAGAACTCTTTCCTACCCGATGAGTTTGTATTACATATTACTATTCCATTATACATTCTTGTTCTTTCTTTATTCATGTACATAGCCTATGTCAGCTAGAGGCAGCATGCCGCATCTTACTTTCTCAGACTCGTTTAATCTAACTGCCCTATTTTTATAGCTATTAAATATGATTTCTCTATTTACAGGACTTAGATTGTTGTGTATGTCACAGCCATAATTTAAAGAGTCTACTTGTCTCATCATCTGATATCCATTAGCCTCAGTGTTCATAGTAAAGCTATCTAACATTGTGGCTGCACACCAACTGACAAAGTCTTGATGTATGTCGAAGCTTGGAATTTGTTCGGGTATATTTAATAACGCAGGAGGGGAGTCCCATTTTCCTTGGTATTCACGAGGAACATAGCTGTCTATGTGATTTTCCCATACCCTAGCTGTATTGTCCCAGTCGTATCTTTTGATCGCTCCGATCCTAGCCTCTTTAGACTTTGTGTCTCTATAAGACTGATCTTTTGAAAAGTATTCTTCCATAATCTGTGCTAGATGGGCATTGCTTGGATAAGCTCTATCTGCACCAGTATTCATATCCCTAAACATCTTATCTATAGAGATTGGAAATCCAGACGTATGACTAACTACATCTTCCATGGCGCTGTAATTTGTTGCCGCTATCGGGACACCACAAGAAGCGGCCTCTACTTGAGGCATACCAAACCCCTCACAGATAGCATACTGAACATAAAGATCAAAAAGATTATATACACTTACTAGTTCATCTACTTCTAACCCATCGGAGACATTTGGCATAAAAGAGGTTCTATGTCCGCATCTAAGACATCCGCTTATAACTCCATCATATTTTGAAGCTTTCCAGCTTTTACACTGGCGACACCTATAGGTATTCAGAACTTTTGATCCAAGCTGATACTCTATTATGCCTCCTTCTATGTCCCAACCAGATTTTTCTGGATAACTAGTGTGTAGATACAAGTATGTTTTGTCTGCTATCTCCTTTGGCGCATTGTCCAAAAATATCCTAAAAGATTTCATAAGCTCTATAAATAGTTTTCTAGTCTGATTCCTCATGACTGTGCCAACGATAAAACTATCTTCAGGAATCCCCAAAGACTTTTTGTGAGCTCTTTTGTCTTCTACTGGTTTATATATATCTGGGTGTATACCCGGAGAAGCACATCCGATTATAGGTATCTTTCCCCCTCCTTGCTCTTCCAGTACCTTAATCCCATACTCGGAATAGGCAAAGATGGAGTCGCAGGTAGAGAAAGTGTCCAGCCAACTTCTTTTTTGAGGCGCAGAGTCTACGGTTGGCATCCAAGACCAATGAAAATACTTTCTCAAAGGAGATTGTCTGACCCATTCATCCATCCAAGGATCTCGGTAGGTTATCACAATATCCGGTTTGAAGTGCAACAAGACCTGATCAAACCTCCAAATTCCAAAATGGTTTGCTTGGCTTTGCCCATAGGCTTTATGATCCTCCTCGTTTTCAGGAGAGTTATTGTAGTACGTCCAAGGAACTGATTTGCCAGCTTCGGGAGATCCGTATGATGCAAATTCAGCTAGATCATACTTGCCCGTAGCATGTAGTCTGCTTATAATTTCTCTTGAGTATGTACCGAAGCCGGAGGCTAGATGGCTTGACTCAGTTAAGAATAAAACTTTTTTAGACATTTGCTTCTCTTATCTTTTGAATACCCTTGTATATAAGTCTTTTTACATAAGACCTTCCTCTACCGAGTATGTCAGCTATTTCTTGTAGAGTATATCCCATTCTTCTTAAATCAAGTATTTCACACTCCTCTTCTTCGAGAACGTTGGGGCATACTTCCCAAAAGTTTTCTGGAACAGAGTACTCTTCTTTCTCTACAGTCCCTGCCGAGAAGTACCTTGATGACTTGACAGACTTTATTTCTTTAATAATCTCCCACCTTATAGGGTTCCAAGCATATGTTGACAAGGCAGACTTATCGGGGTCATGCTTTTTTAAAGCTTTCCAAAGACCAATCCTGCCAGCTTGTATGTACTGTTCCTTCTCCTCTTGTCCTTTCGGGTTAAAGGAATTAACAACAGACACAACGAGGCCCATATTTTGTTCAATGAGATCATCCATTACTATATTATAACGTCCTTTTCAATCTAACTTGTTAGCTGTTCTACTCTTTTTACCAAAAAACTGCCTCTATTTTTATCACGACTTCCCCTAATGAGTACAGTGTTTCCTTCATATAGAAGATTCTTATATTTTTCCCATTCTTCAGAAAAAGCTGTAATATTGTCAAGTATGCAGCTAGTATCTCCAGCCGTTATAAATCCCATAGATTTACCTTTGGCTCTACCCTTCTTTATTTTCCATTCCCTAACAGTCTCTACCTGAACAGCTATAGCGGCTCCATATTGACTCTCAAAACCATCAATGAACTCCTTGCAGGTGCAATTTGCTTTGTCAGTATTATACTCGTCAACCTTATTGCATGTTAGTGCAATTCCAAGTAATTCTTGCTCTTGTTTAGCCAACCAAGATGCTGAGTCAAAAAGCTGGTATCCGGGATTGTCATACGCTCTTAGAAGGTCTTCTACGATAGGACATCTATCTCTCCTGAAGATAGGTCTTTTTTTATCCTTGCCCTGTGATGCATCAATCATAGCCTGTATGCATTCTTCTGTTGTGTCAGAAAGATTTTGTTTTTTGTATTCTATGAGCCAAGCTATCTCTCTCTTGCTGAATTCTTTTACGATATTAAAATGGTGCTGCATCTTTGATCTAGGTATTTTAAAACAATCAAAGGCTCCTGCCAGTATAAGGCTTTCGAAGGCTTTCTTGTTGACTTTCGGGGATACTAGTATTAAGAAGCAGGACCAGTCGCACTCTTTAGGGTCAATGTTCTCAACCTGCATGTAGTCTACCATCTTCTTGAACACAGAGGAACCTACTCCCTTTACGTTGGTAAGGCCATATCTTGGATGCTTATCTATAAGTTCGAACTCTTCATTCATATGAATTATACTTGGAGGCATTGTGTTAATGCCCATTATCTTAGCGTTATTAACAAGCTCTTGAACTTCAATGAATGTATCGGGCTTTCCGACCGCGTGCTTCAGATAGGAAGTGAAGAACTCATGCGGAAAGTGAGCCTTTGCATATGCTGTAAGATACGCATTGTATGCATAGCTAACAGAGTGAGATTTGTTGAAAGAATATCTTTGAGACTTTTCAATCCAAGAGAAGATCTCCTCTGCTTCCTCTCTGGTCACAATACCTTTATCTTCAGACTTTTCTATAAAAGACTTCTTAACTTCAGCCATAACGCTAGCCTTCTTTTTACCAATTGCTTTGCGAAGGATGTCCGCTTCCTGCAAGTCAAATCCGGCAATCTGCTGGGCGATAAGAATGGCCTGTTCTTGAAATACAAGGATACCATAAGTGTTTTTGAGAATCGGTTCTAAAGCCTCATGAAAGTACTCTACCGCGTCTACCTTGTGCTTTCGGTCAATATAGTGCATAGTGAGAGTCTTTCCCTTCACTACAGCTTCAAGACATCCGGGACGCATAATGGCAATCAGGTCTGAAAGCTCTTCTATATTCTTTGGTTTTGCTTGCTTTGCCAAAGATCTCCCAAGCTGGGACTCAAGCTGAAAAACACCTTTTGTGTTCCCATCGCAGATCAAATCCCAAGTCTTTGGACATTCCATATTCATTTTTGTTATGTCAGTGCTGAAGACAATTCTGCCTTCTTCATCTTGATCAAACTGACATCCACAGTCTAGAGTTATCATTTGCTAAATGCGCCTTTAAATTTACTTATACTTGCTTGTTTCCTATGGAACTTCAAGAACTTGACCATAATCTTTGCCTCATCAATAGTGTCTGACAACGCCTCATGAGCCTGAGCACTCGCCTTTAGACCGAAGAAGTCTCTGAAAGTATCCAGTTTCATACTATTAGGCTCATCTAAGTTCTCAAACCAAGTAAAGAGGATATCCATCATATCAATCTTTGTGACCGTAGACAATGGCATTTTAGTTTTATACTTTTCTGACAGTCTTTTTAGTATAGGCATATCGAAGCCAATAATGTTATAACCAGCAGGGATTGGCTCAGTGTACCACTGTCCCGGTCTCTTGTCTACCTCATATTTTGCACAGTAAGACATGAAATTTTTCCAAGCCACCTTTTCAGTTTGACCATCCTTCCAGTCTTTGATAATATCTTCTGAGTCAACACCTCTAGTCTTGGCGTGCCAAGCAATCGTGTCTTGACGTGCTTTTGTAAAATATTCGTCTTTGTCAATGCCGTCTGGCTTGATAGTAACCCTAAAAGCCTGAGCTTCTTTGATCTCTAGTGTTCTGGGATCAACAGGAACAGCTGCTAGCTCAACAGGGTTGCAGCTATAAGGGTCAGTCCCATCAGTCTCTAAATCAAATACTATAATCCATCTTTTATTTATCATCTTCTTCTTCCCATTCTATTTTGGCGCCACAGTCAGAGCACCGATCTTGATACTCGTCCACAACTTTGCCACAAACTTCACAGTATTTCCACACTACCATATTATACTGGCACCTTATAAGTATTCCTTATAATTTCTGGCATTTCCATAATCTTGTCTAGCATTTTAATACCTAAGACATCAAGTTTAAGCAGGCCTGCGTCTTCACAGGAAGGCCCTTCAAAGCCAGCAAGTTGACCCTTGCCTTCTTTGTCGATAACCATTGGGCAAACGTCATAGATGGGCTGTGGGGATACAACAACACCCGCAGCGTGTTTGGACTGAATGATCTTTGTGTCTTCAAGCCGGATGGCTTGCTCAAATATCTTGGCAAATTTACCCTGAAGATTTCCGTTGTCATCGACATAGCACCATTCTTTTAGCTTGTCCTGTCTGTTCTCAAGAGCCCATGTGATAACAGATGCAGTTCCTAGTTCATCCTTCATATCTTGAAGCTCGTCAGAAATCTTTGCTTCATCTAAGATATGCGATGTGATAGCATTCTGCTCACTGAAACCAATGTTTCCTCTTGCTGCCATTACTCTCTTTAGAGCCGCCCTACCTTTAAGCGTTTGAAAGGTTACGATCTGAGCAACATTGTCCTCTCCGTACTTTTGTTTAATGTAATCTATAATGTCGTTTCTGGACTGTTTAGGAACATCAATATCAATATCAGGCATTGATACTCTTCCTCCTGCATTACGACCAGCGTTATAAAACCTCTCAAAGATTAAGTCATGCGACATAGGGTTTATCTTCGTAATATCCATAAGGTAAGAAACCATACATCCAGCAGCACTCCCTCTTCCGGGTCCTGTAAGGTAGCCACGAGACTCAGCGTATTGAAGAATATCCCTAACAATAAGGAAGTAACTTGAAAGGTTCGTCTCGGTGAATATTTTAATTTCTTTGTTTACTCTATCACCATACTCACTGAACAACGAACCCTTCTCAACATAGCTCATTTTGTTAGACCAGCCTTCTCTGCAGAGCTCTCTAAGATAGTCATTCGGAGACATTCCGTTTGGACAATCAAAAACTGGTGGATTTGGCGGTCCAAGTATGTCATACTGGGTACACATGTTTGCTATGTCCACAGTGTGCTGTAGCTCCTCCTCTGTATGGAACTCTCTCATATCCTCGTAGCTAGGGATATGGTAGTTATTGGAGTTGAAGAATGTCCCTAGAGATTTAGACTTACCTTGTTTAAGCTCTGATTGTACTTGACCTATACTCTTACGCATTGATGTACATAAAAGAACTCTCTGATCATGAGCATCTTCACGACGACAGTAGTGTGCATCGGGAGTTGCTACACAAGGAATCTTTGTAAGTCTTGCAATTTCTCTTAATTTTTCAGCAACCTCTTTTGCTTTCTTGTTTATTAGAGAATCTATCAACTGTATTTCTATATAGAAATTACCTTTGCCAAATGCTTCTTGTAGTCTCTCAGCTTCCCTGATTCCATCACTTTGCCAGTTCGGGTTATCTACAACTGCATTTGCTAGCCGCGATCCTAAGTGACCACTAAATGAAACTAGAGAGCCCTCTGCCTTTGAAGCGAGCTGCATGAAGTAGTCGGTTCCCACTCTAGGCTTATGATAAAAATGCTCTACCTTGTTAGATATTGATACCATCGAAAGCAGGTTCTTCCAGCCCTGTAAATCTTTTGCTAGCACTACTTGATGGGCAAGTTTAGAGTTCTCTGGTTCTTTTACTATAGCATCTCGATTACTGATATAGAATTCGCATCCAAGGATAGGTTTAAATCCTTTAGATATCGTTTTATGAAAGTCAATAGCGCCACTAACTGTTCCATGATCGGTTAGGGCGCACGCATCTACTTCAATTTCTTCTAGTCTTTTTGCTATATGTTTTGTTTGTGACAGTCCATCTAAAAGTGAATATTCGCTATGGACATGCAACGGTACGTATTTCATTCTATTAATTCCCAAACGGAGTCATACAATTCTCTTATAGGTAAATTATACATGTTAACATGTGTCTTGAAGCTGTTGCTTTTGTCTATTTTTCCACTTTCCCAGAGAGAAGCCCTTTCCCAATACTCAAAAGACCCCATAAATCCGCACAGCCATATGTTTCTTAAACCATAGTATTTTTTAGGGTGACTCTTGGTAGCTCTTTCAAACTCTAGACTTATAAAGGCATATAGGTCTGGCTTTTGATGACGGCTAGTTTCAGCTATAGACACATCATAATGAGGTTTTGGAGAAACGGTTCTTCTTTTGGTTTTTACCTCAAGCCTATTACCACATTCTAGCAAAAGATCATGGTTGTATTTATCAAGACCTCTATTATTGCTGACAATCTGCGCTCCAACATAAGGTGCTAAAGCCTCTTCTCCTAAGTAGCCAGCTATATTACCTCCTCCTCTTAGGATTGAGTTGTTTATTGAGCCTAAAGCCTGTGCTTTGTCCCTAGCTCTATCTATCATCTCTTGTGTGAAGTCTAGCTTTATCATTACATATCCTCTTATAAAAGCGACCATTTAGGTTACCGTACTGCCTTAGTTCAAGCTGGTCGCCCACTTGACTGTATAGGCCCGACAGTAGAAAGGCTGGTTCTTTATCTATCCGTAGGGTTTTAACTAGAGTGAACCATACTCTGCTTTTTGGCCAACCCTAGAAAGCCTGCATTTGCTTTTTTTGCTATATTCCTAGCTGCATTAACGTGAGGTATCTCTTCAGACTCAAACTTCTCACATATAGGGTTTTCGCATATATAAGGATCTTGTCCTTTAGGCCTCTTATTCCTAGCCTCACAGTAGTAGCAGTCTCTTGTTGTGTAAGCGGCTTTAGTCAAGAAGTAAGGAATCCTTCTTTTTTCACATTCTTTGATAAGTATTGGATTTATGGCGCTCTGTCCGAAAGCATATCCTTTTGTCTGAACCCCATCTAAGCCAACTCCGTATTGGTTGTTTTCCAGAAAGTCTAGGAAAGATTCTCCGTGAGGGTTGTCGGATAGAAGATTGTGCACAGCCTTATTATAAAGATTAATAATGCTAAATTTCTCTTCTCTTAGAATAGTCCTCTGTTTGTTTGAGATAGACTTCCTATCTTTATTACCTATCTTTTTATCAACTTCTTTCATCCTATCTTCCAACTCTTTTATATGGTTGGGCTTTCCTATAATTTCCTCAAATCCATCTGGAGAGTTCTCAGCTATCACTACCCAATATGGATCAAACTTATTTATGTCCATACCTATCCATTTTTTAGGCTCATAAAAAGTCTTATCGCAATTAAACAAAACTGTATAGCAATGATTCTTACTATTAGCCTTGTTTTTTATAGTCAGATTGCCACCGAACGCTGCCTTATGTATCTGTTTATACATACTCTGTGGTAGAGAAAAGTCTTTTATTTCAATAATATTTCTATTTGCTAGGGTCATCTTTATGACACCATCTTTGTACTTCATAAGAGTCTTCTTGTGTCCAATAGTTCCATTTGTCACTTGAGGGGGAACCATTCGTTTTACGTAATCAGCAATACTTTCCACTCTTTGTTTCTTGAATCTCCTGACAACAGCCTTCAGTTTGTTTATTGCGCTTGCAGAAATGTTATCTTTCCAAGCCGCATGAGAGTCAAGACAACCGCACTCACGGAATACATAAGAAAAAAGATATTTTAGTTGACTGTCTTTGATCTTGGGAAAGGGGAGAAGCTCTCCGCTTCTTTCTTTGTGTGTGAATGGCTTATGAAATCCTCCTCCCGGACCGATATACCATTCAGAGTCTGACACATAAAGTTCTCCATGACTTGAAAAACCTATCACGTCGAACTCGCATCTTTGAAGCCAAGAGACAAGCTCTCTTAGAAACATATTTGTAGTCTTCACGAACATAGCTGTTTCTTCTCTTAAGGCCATGTCAAGCTTTTTGTTTGAAATAGGGAACAGTATCTTACGACCTCTTGTCATTTCTACCTTATACATTTACACTTCTCCCGGAGCCTTATACTTTCCTATAGCATGGTCTGGAGACATGCAATTTCCTGTGACCCACTCTATTCCATTCTCCTTAATCATATTCATTGTCTGTTCACATTTTGTTAAAGGAGCTCCAAAGATATTATACATAGGCTCAACATCAGTTCCTTCGTATGTAGTCTTACCAGCAGAGCATAGCTTGCTACACTTCCAACTTTTTATCTGCTGTGGTCTTGTTGTCTCTTTTATAACCTCGAACTTAGCTTTTATCATTTCCATAGTTTCTTGAATATCGCTATCTTGGAAGTGTAATGTGAACGGCCCTCCATCATTCATAAAATGAATGGTAATTAAAAAGGACTTGACATGAGGATACAACTTCTTGACAGCAAGATGATACATTCTAAGCTGAGGGTCATTTTGTAATTTAGCAGGCGTCTTTTCTTTTCCTGTAGCCCAATCAAGCCTTCGGCCAGTTTTCCAGTCTATCACTTCATATGTGTCATCCCCGACATCGGTTATGAGGTCAATGGTGCCTTTAAGTGAAAGGTTTCCTTCCAGCACTGAGCCGTCATCAAGAGTGTAGCTATACTTTGCCCAGTCTTCCTCTACTTCAAAATCAAAGTGTGGCTCTGCATCTACGACAAGTCTATTTTTGGGATCAAAAAATCCATCATCATCATCAAATATTTTCCAAACCCATTTCCTGCAATGCTTAAGGTCGAGAGGTTTCCAATCGTGATGTGTAGTCCTAGAGGTGTAATATTCATATACCTTATCTATAACCTCATCTAAATATTCTGGCTCATAGTTAGATGTTTCAATCTTTCCTATCTCGTTGTCTTCGAATATCTCGCGCCCTTCCTGTAGAGCCTTCTTGCACAAAGCGGCCAGCTCAAGCACCTTATGAACAATTGTACCCTTATCAGCCTTCTTCCCCGACTTTCCACGCCACCCTAAAGTGTACTCATGGTAATATTGCATGGGACACATTCTATGTGAATTGAACGAACTGCTTCTAAAGTACACAATAGGGATGCTCATTTTTTCTCCATTACAGGAAGGACATTGGGAAGGTGGACAATAGATTCTCTTATCATCTCTAACTGCTTTTCTATACTTACATTGTCATTATCAATGACCCTATCACACAAAGATAGGCATTCTTGTATTTCTGTTTCACTAGAGTGTCCATCAGAATTTTTATATGGGTCTCTTGTTAGTCCGATAACACAACCACCTGCTTGTTGTAGCGACAGTATTTCATTTTTAAACCTTACATCACATACCAATGCTACCTCTGGTTTGTCTCTTCTTATTTTTCTTAGTAGGCTTTTAATCCATACATCAGGATCAATTTTTCTGAATATGTCCGTACCAATATACTGAAGCACTTCCCTAGCTGTCATAGTGCCAGAAGCATTTATGATATTTGGCATGTTCTCCCATCTAATATCAGATGGAGAGTTTTTGTCCTGATCGGTTCCATAGGCTTGACTTTCGGAAAGTCCTAACACGTCAACGCACATGTCTTTCAATGTGTCTGCTAAGCCATAGATTTTTATGTACCTACCAAGACTGTCATTAAATAACTTCGTAACATTCAAGTTTTTATCACTGAACTCGAACCACTCTTCACCTTCTTTTCCCTCTCCAAAAATATCAGTCACTTCAACTTTATTTTCTTGAGAAATCCTGACATTCTTTGAGACTCCTAACTCCGCTAGCTTCAGTGCAAGGATATAGTTGCAAGCAGTATTTTTACCACTCTGCTTCTTTCCTGCGAAGCCTAATATTTGTGTCATTATTTACTCTCCAGTATCGTTGGACTGCTCTTGCGGAGGGTAGTATCTCTGTAGGGTCTCTAGTCTATCTTCAGCATCTGCTAATGCTAATAGAGCTTCCTTAAGATTATTGTGGAGGTCTTCTGTCGAGTGATCTCCTATTCCCGCTGGGTGTTCTAAAAGTATGTCTAAAGATGTCCTTGCTTTAGATTGATCCGCCAAAGCAGATCTCCAAAGAAAGTCAATTGCATTTTTTTTATAACTCATTTAAATCTCCTTATATACATTCATAGTATTATCAATAAAAGGTTTTATATCAGATGTAACAGTATCTACATTTAAATCCGCAATATCCGCTGCATCAAAACTTGGAAAGTATAGCCTATACAGCCTTCCACACTGCTCCTCTATCTTCTTGGCCGCTTTCTGTCCAGCAGCGTCATTGTCCATCAAGCAAACCAACGAGAGAGCTCCAGACTCATCTAGTAGGTTCTTTTGGTCATTATTAAACGCTGTGCCAAATATTGCAACAACGTTATGTATTCCGGCCTCGGCTAATCTCCAAACGTTTCCGGGGGATTCAACAAGTATAGCCACTCCTGTTTTGGCTATTTCATCTTTGGCTATCCAATAATTATACAGCCATTTCTCTTTTTGAAAGCCCTTACTGTGCATCCATTTTGGAAAATGTCTACATTTTTCTTTGGGATTGTGATAGTTGTTGCATTTAGGACACTTCTCAAATATACTTCTGCCAGTGCAACCGACAATAAACTCATGATTATTATCATAAATAGGCACGACCGCTCTCTGATACATGGGTTTCCTAGGATTGGTGCAATACCCCACGTCATAGTCCTCTAGCACTTTAGAGGAAAACCCTCTGTCTAAGTAGTACTTGGAGGGAACTTCGACCCTGTCCCTGTACATCTTTGCTGTTATTCCGCTTTTCTTTGCAGCCTCAGAACTTAAAGTATTAACTAAATTGTTAAAGTGAAGCTTCTCTATATTGTGATTGTCCGCCTCAAGCGAATCGAAGTCTTTTTTAAGGAACTTAAGTAAGAAGTCAACAGACTCCTTGAAGGTAGCCTCCTTGTCACCCTCTTTTTCCCAGCCATGATTGACTCTAGATAAAATACCCCTGACAAGATCTATCATACCATTACCAAATATCTCTTCACATTGGTGTGTTCTGCACTTATAGTGTACCTTGAACTCGCCATTGGGATAGAAGTTAAGGGCTGTAGGATTGTCTCCTCCATGTATAGGGCACACTGACTTCATGAGTATGTCATTCCTATAAGAAATTGTCAACCCAAAGTACTGATATATCTGGTCTATGTATTGTCCTGCTATCTTTGCAAGAGTTCGGACTTTAGCATAGTCATATTTTTTAGAATGCGACATCTTCTGAGTCATCAAAAAGTTCTCCATCTTCTGTGGCGCTTACGCCACTATCAAGTTCAAAGGCAGTCTTTCCTTCAGTAACCTTACCGATCTTGCCAGTGAGTTCTACGTTAATATAATCTCCATAATCAAGCCCCTCTCCATGTCTTGCAATCAGAGGCACAAGCTTTCTGTTGCCGTTCTCAGGCCCATCTTTAGCTATCTCCTCATCGGACTTGTGTTTGTATATACTGAAGTTAGAGCATAGCCAGATAATTCTGTCAGAACCAGATGCAGTGTCGGTGCTCTCCTTAGTTATTCCGTCCCTATTCAGCTGGATGAAAGTTAAAATTGGAACTTCATACTTAAGGGACAGATTATGTAGGGCTGTGATCATGAAGCCAAGAATTTGGAATTCTTTCATGTCTCCTTTGATCTCACTTGAGTCCATAAGTTTAAGATAATCATATATAATTACACAATCATTTGCCTTACCCTTATCATTTAGTCCTACAACCCTACTAATCCATCTCCTCATGACGGCAACCTGCTCTTCAAAAGAGGCGCCACCAATTGTCTTAAAATAATATGGTATGTCTTTTATTTCTCTTGCCGCCTCCATGACCTTTTTCTTTTTAGCAGGATCATCAGCGAATTTACCAGTTTCTATGTCGTTGATCGGAACACCAGAGAGCATTGCCATCATTCTATGTTGATGGTCTTCCTTCCTCATCTCAGTATCTAAATTAAGTACGGGAGTTCCTTCCTTTGCAATATGTATCCCCATATTATCTGCGAGTAAAGTTTTACCAGTCTTGGGCCGAGCTCCAATAACATTGACCGTACCTTTTCTAAGTCCACCCCCAATAGAGAAGTCATATCTTGGAAACCCTGTTGCTATACCTATTTGGTCAACAGACTCTTCTGCAAGCTCCTCTAGATGGGCCTCAACGTCATCAAACATCTGTGTAGGAGATTCGTCCTCACCGGCTATTACGGATGTAACATCCATTACAGCATCTTCAGCTATTCCTAGTATCTTAGCAATAGGCTCATCACCTTTGATCTCAAGATATCTCTCTTTAGTCAGATCAAGTTGGTCATACATCATTCTAGCTATCTCTAGCTTTCTGACCTTTGCTCCAAACTTCCTTAAGTTTTCCAACAGAACGGGAAATTTTATTACAGAAGACATGTGCTGAACTTCTTGTGTATTAAAGAAGTCTGAGAACCCAAGCTCTTTTGCGGCGGACATCATTGTAGGCGCATCTAGTGAACGGGAATCATCTGCCTCAAGCACATGCTTCATACATGAAAATAAGACTACATTAGACTCATCTGTAAACGATGACTCTGTTATAATGTCTGCAACATCATAGTAAGCTTCCGCGCCATATCTGAATATGCCCGCTAAGATTGCTCTTTCTGCCGGTAAGTCATTTAACATATTATCTTCCTGTTATGCACTTATTGCATTTCCAACGTTCTCTATTATATATCTGCGAAGGAAACATTTCATAGTCTCTATTACATGCCGTACATCTTACGGAAATCTTTTTGACTTCCGGTCTCTTTCCCTTATTTTGTGTCTGATTAGCCATACTGTCAGACTTGGCCGCTTCTTTAAGTTCTTTGGACTCTTCAGAAGACAAGCTTATATTTGACATCATATCGTCAAACTTATTTCCTGAGCTTTGACTCTGAGTTTTAGGACTATTATTTTTCTTCCTTTTGCCCTTTCCTCTGCGCCTCTTTTTATTTTTTAAGCTACTAGAAATAGCATCCTTTATTTGTTCTTGCGTGAACTGCTGTAACAGCTCTTCAATTTCTTGTTTATCCATGTCTGTTTATCTTCGCTCTCTGTAGGTTGATATATAAGTCACTAAGATTTTTTACTGAACTAGCTAAGTATGTTAGCCTGTCTGCCCTTTGCTGCGCATACACTTTAATGCTGTCTAGTTTTTTAGCGTATCCGTCCTCTTTAACAGCTTGGTAGTACTGGCTATCCCAAGACCCTTTATACTGCGACTCTCTACCCGACATCATCTTCTTAAGGTTAGACGAAGCCCAATTGACACGAGCAATTTCTCTATTATAGGATCTTTGAAGATAGAATGAAAAGCCTCCGAGCAACAGCGCAGCCTCTGCGCATTCCTCTACTGTTAGTTTTTCCATCTGTTGTCTAGGCATAGACATGTAACTCTTAACAGATTGATCATGAAAGTCTTCCGAGTAGGAGCCTATCCCTAGCTTGCCTTCATATTCATCTAGTACGGAATCGACTTGTTCTAATCGTTCCTTTGCTGGATTCTGTATTTCCATTGTTCTTCAGTCTCATTATAAGGTAGTTCAATGTATGTGATATTATTATACTCGCACCACTCTTGCTTTCGCCGGTCTTTTTTCTTTTGATTTACAAAATCTTGTGCGGAGGTATGGAATAGTGAGTTAAACTTGTAGTGTTGCTGACCATGAACCTCTATCGCTAGCTTTATAGTATTAATATAAAAATCTAAATACCCTCTTTCGTTGCGTGTTATAGGTATCAAGACTTCCTCCAACACTTGAACTGTTGGAAACATTTCTACTAATATGTTTCTTGCAGTAAGATGTAGTTTAGATCGGGGACGCTGTTCATTTGCACGAACAACATACCCCTGTAGATTCCACTTATGAATATCATTATTCAAATCACGTATCTTCATCTAAACTCCTCGTTATATTACCGCGCAGCCTTAGTTAAGGTGAGGCGACCTTACTATTCACCGACTGCGGAAAGCGAGACCTGTCATGGTACATTGTAGTAACATAAGGGGTCATTAGGCTTACTCTATTCTGATGTAGATTATACAGAAGGTGTTCAGATAGCTCCTCACAGAAGAACTCTAGTTGCTCTATATTAATCTCTAGTTTAGGATAATTTATAATGCCTACTTCCCAGCCATCTTCTCTGTATGAAGAACCGCATATGAACTGAGTCTTAGTTATCCTGACAGGAATAAGAGGTTTTCTCTGGTCTTGAAACTTTTCAATACTTGACCTTAACTCAGCCTCATCAAATTCAAGCTTTGTGTCTTCATTTACAGAACCTAAGAATATTTTACACTCATAAGTTTGATATGTTCTAGTCTTCATAATTAATTCCAACCATGTCAAAGACCTCTTTTCTGAAATTTGCATACTCTTCGGTGTTTTCTTCGAGATATTTTGCCAAGTTCACCTTGCCTTGAATTTTATCTCCATTGGGAAGCTTGAGCCATGCACCAGCCTTTGAGATGAGCCCAAAGTCAATCATTAAGTCTGCCATCTCCATTTCTTTCCAGATACCTTTGCCATATCTAATATGACTTTCTACTTTCTGTCCCGGAGGCCCGATAGCCGAGGTAGTAATTTGCCAGTGCACAGTTTGCCCTATCTGCGTGTCTCCTTGCATCAAAGGAGTTGAGTGGCTTGCATGAAGCTTAACATCGACCTGATATTTCAATGCCGAACCAGACTTCTCCACTTTTGTTTTTCCTCTTCCAAACCTCTGCATGTTAGCCATAAGGTGGGTTATTCCGACCACAGTTACTCTATTGATAGGAAGCGCATTAGATATTCTTCTGCAGAACTTGGCGAGTACCTTTTGAACACTCATAACTTGAACATCCTCTAGGTTTCCTGTAAGTTCAGATTCACTTGATAGAGCAGAAAATGAATCTACAATGGCTAGAGCTCCCGGCTGAGTATGAACAATATTATCAATAATGCTCAAGTACTTTTCGGCGGATAAGATATTGCCTTCTGTTGAGCCAATAATCTGCATCTTTTCCGAGTCTAGCGTAAGGTCTGTGATACCTTCTAGGTCTCTCTTTTTAAGCCGCCCTTCTATGTTGGCATAATAAATTTTTCTCTCATAATGTTTCTGGGCATTAGCACAGAAGGTTAGAGCTGTCACTGTTTTACCGACCTTCTCTGGGCCAGTCATAATAAATAATGAACCTTCAGGCACGCCTCCACCAAGAGCTATATCTAGCTTCGGACCGACAGACAAGACTTCCAAAGGTCTCTCTGTTATTGAGGCGGGATCATGAAGGACATTACCATATTCTTTGATAATGTCTTTACTCATCCAAATCCCTTAACTTAGAAATAATTGATTTCTTCTTATTGTTTGTTTTGTGTTTTACTTCTTTTGCGTCATTGATATTATACTCGGTACTCTCCGGCCTTTCAATGACTTGATTTACTTTTTCTTCAATTATTTTTTTTAGAAAGGGTGATCTAAGAGAATAAGTAGACCAACACCTTTTATCTCTGAGGGCGGCAACAATTGCTTCTTCGCCATAATCTTTAATAAGCTTGTTAGCTAGAGTGATTTGATACTTGTAGTATTTGCACCAATCTTTATCTTCCCAGAACTTCACAGGAAGTTCTTTCTTTTCCTTCTGCGCTTTTTTCTCGCATACGAGCTCCGTTATGTATTGAGATCCGGAGACCCAACCATTAGGACTGTAGCGAGAGGGGTAGCGACTTTTTTCACTTCTATTTTTTGCCATTGCTTTTTATGCTATGAATGTTAGGGTGTCCGCTTTCACTGCTGGATTTGCCTCTCATGGAGTCTACTCTCTGAGAAGTGGCTTCAGTCATGATAGCGACTCCGCGATTTCCATTTACTGTTGTATTTATTGTGGTATGAGTTTCCGATTCTTCTTGATGCACTTCAATATATGCCGAAACTAATTCCAACTTTCTTCCGAGCGCCTGAGCAATCGAATCTGCGCTCATGCCATTATCGGACATTCCCTCAATAGCATATTGCTCTGTCTTACTTAGTTTCTTTGCACTTGATAACTTAGCCATCTTTAATAACCTCTTTCTGCATTGTTAAGCCATGCGGCGTTTTTTGTTTTTAAAAAATTCAAATATTTGTCAAATACATCCTTGCCAGTTTCTTGAAACGTCCATTCAGGTCTTCCAGCATGTCGCATCTGCTTGCCAGACTGACCTTCCGAATAAAGGCCAATTGGATTGTATAGCCTACCATATCGACCACGTTTAACGTAATACTTTTGTCTAGCACCTACTGTGACAGCCTTAGCATAAGCGTCATTCGACTCTTCCTTGTCCTCTTCTAGCCTAGGAAATCCTGAATCGTCCTCAAAGTCATGCCTACCATATATCGTATATATAGTAGTTGCCCTTGTATTGTCTTCTTCTTTTCCAGAGTCAATTTTATGAAACATTACTTGCCCTTCTTTCTTCTTTTCTTTTTCCCAGAGTCTTTTGTCCACTTAGGAGAAGACGATGGCTTATCTATTTTTTGCATGCCATCTGAAAGCTTCTCAGACAGAGTATCTTTTGTTTTTGTTTTTTGTTCTCGCATCATGTCCTCGACTTTATTCTTGCCGAACTTTTTACTTTGCTTGTCTGCATAATGGCCTAGAGTCTTGGCCTCAGATAGCGAGTAGCTATAACCTCCATAGATATTGTCCTCTCCATAATCTCTATGGACAGGCTTTATTTTATTGCAACAAGGACACTTCTTTTTGTCCTTATACTCAGACCGATGACAAAAGATAGACCATTTATGGTCGCATCCGTCACATGCATAGCTATATTCTGGCATTATGAAACCTTAAAAAACAATAGTAAGACCTATATACTATTGTACCAGCAAACAGCTACTT